GTCACCGGGGTTACACCATCTACAGAACTTACTCCAAGGAGTGTGGATACGTGATTTTCGTCTCTATAAGCGTTTGTCATATTAAGTTGATTTTACGAGTAATCTATTAGTTGCTGAATCAATATATAAAGGTATTGGTGTAACTCCATCTGCAGAACTGACTGCCATTAATGTTGTCACATGGTCCCCATCACGTTCCGCGATATTGCTAGTCCCCGTTACGATGTCTGAAACCCCATCACTAGCCCGAAGAAGGTGAGTCGTTGGATCTACCTGAAGTGGCAATGTTGTGACGTTATCAGCAGTAGAAATAGCTAGTTTTACTGGTATGTGGTTTTCATCTCTTACTGCATTAGTCATATTCAAGTATTATACCATTTTTATCGAAACTCTTCAGGTGAGTGCATGTCTAAACGCTCCCAATTCCAACAGTTTTTGCAATGATCTTCTCCAAAGAGAAAATCTACAAATTTTCTCCGGAACGGATGCTCCTCTCTTTCCCTCCACGACCTTGAAGAGTACGTTTCATCTGGATATCCACCTAGAAAAGCATTAAATACTTGATCGAACGCAATGAATATGTTATGTAGGTAATCTCTCATATTATAGACTTATCTTAGGTTTACTTGCCTTCTTCATAAGAAGACCAGCAGTTCCAGCTGTATTGTAACTATCAAGATCTGTAGTCCACGGGTCTCCTGCAGTACCAGCAGCATTTAATTTTTCTCCCATTGTCCCTCCAAGGTCATATTCTGCAGCAAGAGCGTTCCAGACAGCTTCAACAATCTGTGCTACTTGTGCCTCTGATTGGTTTACAAAGATATTCGCAGTCATCTCTCCTAGAGCTTCTTGTTCTGCTGTGAGAGAGCCTGAACCAGTAAGATTTGCTACCATCCCAGCCAAGGCACTTGCTGCAGCTGTTAGAGAACCAGAACCAACCAAGTTAGCAACAGCTTCTAGTTGTCCAGAAATACTGGCAGTAAGTGAACCAGATCCAACAAGGGCTGCGACCATTTCTACAATGAGCCCTGCAGCTGCGTTTGTAATGGTACCCTCACCAGTGAGGTCTGCTGTACCAAAGAGTCCTGCTACTTGTCCAGCGTTGCTTATAGTCCCAGAACCTGCTGTGTACATACTCATACCACCATCTTTTATGGCAATTACGAGTGAGTATGGTGCTCTATATCCACTTCCAGGCTGTGACATTCTGTCCGTTACACTCACTACGTTATTCTCTCCCACATAATACGTCATCCTCCTTCCGAGGTTGAAGTTATATGTTGGGTCTAAGTTACCACCAAGAGCTCTTGATTGGTTGGCATTTCTAATAGCGTAGTTGTTCAGTAACATAGTTTAATTCCAAATGAAGGTGAGATCTCCAGAAAATGTAGCGTTAGCTGGTGTTGTCGTAGAACTCATGTAGAGCCAGTAGAGTGCTGCACCGTCATAAATACGTGGTAATGATGGGTAGTCAAACTGTAGGTTTCGTTCTGCTGCTTGTCCAAGTACGTTTAGTGGCACACGAGTGATTTCTTTTACCATAGCTACTGAATACTCTCCTGACACATACGATGTGGCATTTTGTATCGTATCTATTTGTGCGATACCTGCATCTCCTGATTGTAGTGGTACAGCATAGTTAAACTTACCAGCACCTGAAGCACCAGAGTAGAGAATAATGCTATTAGAAGCAGCTGTCTTTCCTACTGGAAGTACTGTCGGTGTGGCGCGTGAAGCTACTTGTGCAGAGTTAGTGTACCCAAGAGAAAGGTTTGGTGTTGCTGCTCCTAGTGGAGTAGCATTACTGTTGAAGTAAATTGCTTGAACACCGGCACCATTTGTATATCGAGGTAAAAGCCAAGTAATTGTGTGTGTACCAGTACCAGTTGTAGTAATATTGATTGCTGTACCTGCAACTGCGTTAGCATATGTTGTAGCAAGTTTGAATGTTGTGTCTGATACACGAATCACATAGTAATCAGTAGCAGTAGCAAGTGGAGCAGGAAGTGTAGTTGTAGTTGTAAGACGTACACGAGTACCTACAAGAATGTTACTAGGGAAATTTGCAGTTGAAGTGTAAGTACAAATATCTGTAGTATCATCAGCGGTAAAAGTGTCTGATTGACCAAGTGTATTTGTAGTTGCATCTGCAGCAGTAGAAGTGATTGGTGTCTTTCTATAGAAGCCAACAACGTCTACGAGTACAAGCCATCCTGGTACAGTAGTTGCTGCAGAAGTTATACCTGAAGCTGCAAAGAGAGACTTGTAATACGTAGGTTGTACTGCGCCCCCATGTTGCATGGCACCAGCACTTGTTGTCGTGTCTTTTACTGCTTGAAACACAAGAGTTGATCCAGTGTTAAAAAGCGCATCAGCAGGAGGATTTCCAGCACCACGAAACAGTGTATGCACCTCTCCGGCTACTGCAGCAGTAGTTGGATTGAACTGCTTTGTCCAGTTCATTTTAAATGTCTGCCCTTGCGAGAGAGCGTTTACGATTGCGTCATTACTTGAAAATCCTGCCATATAATTATTATTAAGTTATTAATCCCAAATTACTTTTAAGTCCCCCACCAACGCTGTTGCTGCTAGAGTTCCTCTTGGGAGAGCGAGGAATCCTAGAAACGCGTCATCGTATATTCTTGGTAACTCTCCACCGATAAGAAGTGCATCTTTCTCGTATGGAGCTGTTCTCTCATTTATTTGTGTCCTCAATAAAGGTTTTACGAGTACAAGAGCAAACAACCCTACATCTGCTCCTAACATTGTTACCGACTCAATACTTCGTACCCCACTATCCCCATCCTGTAGCCCAATAAAAGGATTACCAGATTGAACTGCTGTAGAGACAGAACTTGTTACTATTGAACCGATTGCTGTTGCAGCGTTCATTTGTACTGTCTGCGATACTCTACCAGCAACTCCATCAGAGTTAGTGTACGTGAAACTGAATGATTGTCCTCCAACTCCAGCGTTTGTTAGTACAGCCATCACTTGTACTCCTTTACCATCAGTGTAACGAGTCAAAACATTTGTGTTTATCATGTCCTGTTGATCTGTTACTGACATATCTACGAACGGGTATACCATTAGGTAGTCCATAAGTATCATAGGCATTGGCAATGCTGTTGCTGTTGATGTCATTGTTGTTACAGTACGCAAATACTTTGTACTTGGTGTAACATTCGGGCCGTGATACAGTCCTCCATCTGTAGAACGAGCAAGAACTGTTGCTGCAAGAATACCTCCAATGAAGTATTGAGCAGGTGGGTTTCCTGGACTCATAGACGTATCAAACCAAATACCGGCTGTTGAAGCCTGTGAAGGGGTCTTCCTCCACACATAGTTACGAACCCGACCTTCGAGTTCGCAATCAATAAGTTGTTTGGTGTTGACGATTGACATATTTAACTAGATAGTGTGCTTTTTCCGTATAGCCCAGCGGTCATTTCTACGTAGATTGGTTCACCTAACGCTACTTCTGTAGTTTCTTCTGTAATTTCTTCTACTTCTATTTCTGGTTCCATAAATTTTAATCCTCTGTTACTGTTAATCCACTAGCTGCAAAGAGTGGTGTAATGTTTAGTGCTACTGCAAGAGAAGAGTTCAAAGCTCCTGAATACATAAGTACTCCAGCTCCTGATGCTTCTGTTCCAATACCAACGTAAGTAATAGTGTTACCTGTTACTCCACACTGTGGAAAAGTAATCTGACCAAAGTTGGTAGCTGTTGCTCCAGAACATGTCCACCCAGCAGCTGAACGTGCTACTGCTACACGGGCGTAGTTTGTGTATGTTGCTTCACTTGTTGTTTGATCCCCTGCTTCTCCAGGATCTCCAGTGTGAAGTGAGATATAGAACGATCCTGCTGTTGCAGAGTTCTGTAGTCCTCCTGCATCTCCAACTGTTGCAAAGTCCGTATTGTTAAAGAATAGTGCGATGAGTGCTGCTTCTGATGCGTTTGATTTTGACATAATAATTTGGTTATGAATAAGTTATGGCCGTTACGTCACCACTTGTATATGTGAGTGTCTTGGTTAGATCTATACTTCCCGGTGTACTTCCGGAAAGGACTATTGATGTAATATCACTACCCGTATAATTAAATGTTTTAGTAACTCCGTTAGAATAGACTATGGAAGTTATATTATCATTTACATCATAGTTAAGTGTATTATCGTAGGCTCCTAAGTTAGCTGAAACAGTCTCAAAAGAATTTGCGATCCCACCTCCACCTCCGGTGGCAAATTCTACTGCAGTTTCCCCAGCGTTTACTTGTACTGTCTTGAGTGCCTGTCCACTGTATGAACTAGGAGCATCTTTAAGATCAATAAACTCATTTACACCGGGTGCTGTTATCATGCTATTTCTTTAAGGACTACATTTAATTTCTCGACCTTCTCTAAAAGAAGAGTTTCCTTCTCTAGGAAAGCATCTTCCCTAGTATTAAGGTTATCTTCTTCCTTTAAGACGGCTAATTCTCGATTTGTGAGGAACAGATCTTTTTCATTGAGAAGGTGATACTCTTCCTCTATCTCGACCTGCTTTTGTGCAATTTCTTCTGCCTTTTGTGCATTTTCAACAGTAAGTGCTTCTCTCTGAAGAGTAAGCGAGTCAACTTCTGCACGTAGAGAAGTCAATGTTGCTTCTGTCTCCCCTATCAAATTTTCTAAATCTGCCTTAGCTCCATCTTGTGCAATAAGCTCTCGCTTCTGCCCCATGATGAGTCGCTCAAGACGACTTGATTCAGCCTCAAGAATAGACACATTATTACGTGCATTTTCTATAGCTTGTGCAAGTTCACTTGGAACTGGAACTGACTGTGGTTGTTCTACTATCATATCTATTTTGTGAGTTCTGTTACGACAAATCGTGGTGTTGTCCCTGCTACGGTAATAATTCCGGTATAAACAATCCCATCCATTTGACTAATGGAACCTCCAAGCCCGTCATCTGCCACAGAACCACCTTTCAAGATCGCATGGAATACAGAAGTTGATGCTCCTGATCCAAACAAGACAAAGAGTGGATCCGTATCACAGTTTTGGATCATCCATCCGGCACGAGCAGGGTTCGCTGCGATTGCAGTCCCAGCACTTGTGACAACGGCTGGTGTATTTGCAACTCCTACTGGTGCTATTATTGCTGATGTATCTGCCATGTTTATGTATTTAACCTATTAATTGCTCTCTCGAGCGTCTCACGCATGTCCTTGTTCTTTCGTTCGTCTTCCTTTATCGCTTTTTCTCTCCTTTCGAGAGCTTCTTTATCATTTTTGACCTGGATCCTATCAACTTTGATAAGCTTTTTGATTTCGTTAAGCTCTTCTTCACGGGCTGCGATATTTTTTTCCCATACCCCAGTGAATTTAGTAAATGTTTTTTTAGTCTCTTCAAAATCCGTATAAGTTTTCTCAATTTTCTCTGTAAAAGACGCTGCAGTTTTAGATAAATCATGTACAATTATATAATTTTTTAATGCCTCCTGCAAAACAGTTTGACTCTCCAAAAGAACATCATTTATTTTCTTGACCGCAATTTCCTCTCGCTCCTTGATGTACACACTCTCCTCTAGTTTTAATTTTTCAACCAATTCTACAGCTTTACTCACTCGCTCGTTGACATCAGCAAGAGCCTTGAGTGAGTCCATTTTTTCTTTTTCTATTTCGTATATTTCCATAAGCTAGTAGTGAGGCTTGCACTCACGGTTGTCTCTGCATACTAGCTATTGCTAGTTACACTAACAATTTTTCGAGCGCACTTTTGTTCTGTCGTGCATCAAACTTGATCCCTCTTTTGGTTAGTTCCGCAATCACTTCCGCTTTGTCAACGTATGTTGAAGACCCCAGTTGCGGATTGGTTTCCTCAACGGTTGGTGTTTCAATATCTTTTGGCAGTAATTTATCTACCATTGCTTTGTACTCTTCCACCTTTGCCATGAGTCTATCAGTCTCTGTCACTGGCGCAGGTTTATTCTCTGTATACAATTCAGTCAAAAACGACTGACGTAGTTCTTCCAAAGAACCTTCATTCCAAAGTGGTACACCTGTTGGAATACCTGCAGGATCAACGACAGGAGCTCTCCTGGTCAATACTGCCTTTGCAAGATTACGAGCGATTAAATTACCTACATGATAGGGCAATACGATACTTTCACCGGCTGTTATTACCGGTTCCCCTGAAATACCAAAGATAGGTCGCCCATCGTACATGGAACCCATTTCAGGAGTAAACCCAAAGTCTGTCTTGTTTGTAAACGTGACAACTTTGTAGTCGTTAGAATTTGAAACTTCTGGCATAGCCATAATTTTATTATTCCTTAAATCTTATAATAAGAGCTTTGACGTTCTCTTAACGGTACCTTACCGCATCTGGTTCCCCATCCATTATGAGGAACCAAGAGCGTTACGCTACATTAAAGCGAACGAGTGTGTTCTGGTCTGCAGCATCGTTAGCGATGATACAGTATCCAAGTGTTTGTTCATCAAATTCACCCTTTGCAGTAGTGCCTTTAACAACTTGTCCTGTAGTGTCATCACCTGAAACAAAACTCTTACCAACAACAAGAACTTCACCAGCAAGTACACGGCCATCTCCACGCTGGAGAAGCCATCCGAAGTCACCTGAAGTAAATGCTACTTGAGCACCTCCCTGTGTCATCTGAACTTTGTCTGTAATCGCAGCAACTCGGCAGTTAGCCATTCCGATAAAGGAAAGGTCTGAATCTGCAACTGCGAGAGCAGTCGTAAGTGCTGTTTCTGGGTAAAGCGTTAGTTGTGTAGCGTTGTTTGTTCGGATCTTGAATGTCTGTGCAACACCTGTTCCTTGGTCAACAACTCCGATAGCATCTTCGTATGCACCTGTTGTAAGGGCATTAGCTGCACGAGAAGCATATACGATACGCCCCTGTCCATCTGTTGATGATGACCATAGGTCTGTTGCCACAACTGCTACTGGTACTGCAATGTTTCCATTTGCAAGTGTCGTAGAAGTTACAAAACGCCATTCACGACCATCTGGTGTAGAAGCTCGTTGTCCAAGCTTAAATTCACCTCGTGAAGTGATTGTTTGATAAACTGACTGAAATGAAATTTGGTTCATATTATATTTTAGAGCTAAACTCTGCTAATGATTAAGAAGCTGTGGTTACAGCTACCCATGTGGTCGTACCGTTATTTACGTACAAGCGAGTTGATGCAGAAGAACCTGTGAAGTTCAGATACAATGATCCTTTTACTGCAGAAATAGTTGGAGCACCATCACCGAAGTAAATACCAATACCAGATGATCCCATTGTAAGGGCTGGTGTTGTGTTACCTGCAGCGGTGTTTGCACCTGCGTTATTTCCTGTAAGAGTTCCCGTTGTCGTAAGGCTTGTTCCTGTCGCAGCACCAATGTTTGGAGTCGTAAGTGCAGCTGATGAAACGATTTCATCTCCTGACACTAGATTTCCATATTTGATTGCTGGGAAAAATTCTTTTATTGACATAATCTTTAGTTGCTCTCTCACGTAGTCTTTAACTCGTGGTCAAAAGCGTTAGTCTATTAAGTTGCTGCTGAAAGTGTACCGTTTAGACGGCAGTTTGTAGCAACAAAGTTACCAGCGTAGATAAGGTATCCTACCTTTGTTAGCTGATCTACTGGACTCATCATCTTGCGGAATTGGAATCCACGAGTTGACTTTACGTTTCCTGGAACTCCACTTGGAACTGCATCTGAAGTCTGCTTGAAATTAGCAGTCATGATGTTTTCATCCTCGTAGTTGAAACCAACGAAACCGAATGACTTGGTGTTTGTAAGGAAGTACTTTCCTGATGGTACTTGTTCATCCTTAGCGATTGGTGTTCCTCGGAATGTGAGGTACACGAATCCTTGCTGACCTCCAAGACCTGGTGTAGAAGGAACTCCACCAAATCCGTTCATGCGTGGGTATCCACTTGTAGAGAAGTTAGCACGTACAGTTGGAGTCAAAAGAGCTTCGTAAGAAGACCAAAGTGACTTTGTTGTAAAGGCTGCATCTGGGCTGTCTACTCCGATAGTTACTGCATCATCTGCTGTTGCAAGCTTTGCAAGAGTAAGAGCATCGGTAGCTGCTAGGTAGTAACCACTCCATGCTGTATAGTTTGATCGTGAAAGACCACCGTACGTAGCAAAGAGAGTAGAGTCTGATGCTGCGTTAGCAAGAGAATCCCAATCATTTCCAGATCCGTTACCAGTGTAAAGGTTCTGTGCCATGAGGTTCATGAGTGACTGTCCTTGTGAATCAAACTCTGTGTCGAGAAGATTTACAATTTGTTCATCTCCCATGTTTGCTGTCGTTTCTGCGATAGCAACTACAACTGGCTTGTTTGCTGCCTTGAGGTTGAACTCTGCGTTTACACGCACGTTCTGGCGATCAGTATCAAGACGATCAGCAATTCCCATGTTTCCACCGTTTGTAGTATCAGTGTATTTGATTGGGAACTTGTATGATGTACCTGATGTCCATTCCTTTGGCTTTGCGAGGAAAGTCATAAGACCTGGAGTTCCAGTTGTTACCTGGTCGAACACCTTCTTGATAATGTACTCACGAGTTGTTGTCGTGACTGCTGAATTAAAAATCATATTATTGTTAAGTTTTAGCTAATTAAGTGTCTATTGTAGACTTCGCATATACTCAATAGCTGAACCAAATGCACTTGGGTCTGGTCGTGATACTCCTGCTCCGGTGGACACAGAGACTGGGTCATTTCTCTTTGCAATGTTCTGTGCAGTTACTTTTTGCACATTTTTTGTGAGCTCTGACATGTCTTTCATGTTCTGGTATGCAGTAGACAAATCACGGAAACCGTATTTGTTCGCATGAAGGAAAAGTTGATTCTCGTTTACATTTGGATCAATAGCTTTGACGGCCTCTAGTTGTTGTACAACTGCGCCTTCGACTGCTTGTTGCTCTGCAATACGAGCCTGTTCTTTCGATGCTAACTCTGCAAGTGCTGCCTGTTTCGCTGCTTCGATAATCTCGGCATACGATCCTGGCGTGTAGTCTGGATCTGCGTATGGATTTACTGCTGGTTCTACAGCTGCCTTGCTACGTTCTATTTCTGCAAGGGCTTGGGATTTCCGTGTGAACTCTGGAAGAAAATTTTCTTTCCATTCAGTCTGTAGAGTTACCGCGTCTACTTTTCTTCCATCTGGAAGTTCGTAGAGTGGTGCTTCTACAACTGGTTCTACTACGGGTTCTTCTATCTCTGGTGTTTCACTTGGTGCTTCGATAGGTTCATTACCTGTCTCTTCACTGTGAACTACTTCGATGTTTTCTTCTTCTGGCATAGATTTTTACGACTGCCCCTCTTACAACTTAGTCTTGCGACTGAAGTAAGATTGCTTGGTCAAATTATCTGTTAATAGTTTAGTGACAGTTACGGTCAAACGACTAAATTCCTACTCCCTTCCCGTTCGATGGTTTGTACCCCTTATCTCCAAACTGTCTAAATCCTGGTTGTGCTCCCGGATATTTTTTGTTTGGCATTGGTTTTGCAACTGGTTTTGGCGTTCCACCAATCAATGTATTCATACGAGTTGTCATTGCTGGCTTTTTTGAAATCATCTTTGGGATTGCCTGTGCTGGCATTTTACTTTTTGCTGGTTGTGCGATATTTATTTTCATATTTTTTATGCTACTGCTAATGCTGGATCTTGTGGTGGCATGCCGCCTGACGCTTGTTCAACTTGATCTGGCGTTAGTCCTCCTGGTTGGTATGGCATTGGCATTTCTTCTTGAGAGATACCTACTGCCTCCATTGGATTCTGCTGGTAAAGAACAGCGTTCTTTGCAAGTTCTTTTGCGTTGTCATACTTTGCAATTTCAAGATAGTCCACTGGACTGATATACCCTGCTGCAACATCGTTCTGTGCTTGTTCAAATTTAAATTCATCATCAACTGGTAGAGTCTTTCCAGCAATGATAGTTACTTCAGATCCAGTTTCAAAGTCATCCTGGATCAGTTCAATAACTTCACGCGCTCCTTCCTTACCCATCCATTTAGCGTAGTGGTATTCAGTGTATCGAGTCTTTGCAAGTTGCATGCCCCAGTTAAATATTTCACCGGACACATAGTCAACGACTTGTACAAGTTCATTGAGACGTAAGAACGACTGTTGAATAAGTGCAAGACGACCTGCCTTCGTCTCCTGTCCTTCACGCTCTCCACGGAACGCAGAACTTGCAGCCATGATGTTGTCTATCTCACTTCGAGAGTCAATCATGTCATCAAAGACCATCTGTGGTAGTGACTGTCCCATCTCACGCTGCACACCTGCAACAACTCCCTTACCCCAGATAACACCTTTCGTTTCAAAACGGATACGTTGTGCATCACTCTTACCCATCACCTCTGCATCTACTTTAATGATACCGTTCGCAAGTTCACAGTTTTCATCTATGTCCATCTTTCGTTTGTCGATACCTCGTTGCAATTCTGCTGAAAGAGTTATCATGTCGGTACGACCAATAGGGCTGTTTTCATTGTTGAAGACAGTTGCAAAAATGTACGGCTTTCGTGGTGTATCAAAGAAGTTGAAGTAGTATGGTTTATATTCTGACACCGGTTCTACTTCTGCGACTTCACCTTCCTGTACATCTTCTGTAGGCATCATTGCCTCCATCTGCTTTGCCTTTCGTTGATCTTGTTCAAGCTTTACTGACTGTAGTTTATCTCGTCTCGCTTCTCCTTCCATATCTGCGAGCTCCTTCTCTTCATCTTCTGTAATTAAGATACCATCCCAGTCCCAGTATGGATTTGGAATACAATCGAGCACCATCGTATCAAGCGTAAAGATCACATGGTCAAAGATCCATGCTTCTTTGTATTTCACTTCTGGATTTTTTATGTAGAGGTCTGCATCATCTGCAATACCGTACTTCTTCATCAGATCAGCTTTTTTCTTTGGAAACTTTTCTACGATTGAACAAAGATTGTCCTCGATCTCTTCGATAGCAAATTCAGAGTCCTGCTCCTTGCGAGCGTATTTACCAAAACGTACCTTGCGTGGATCAATAGCACGATAGTCAAAGTCATTGATCGCTGTATTCCAAAAAGGTTTAATAACAAGAAGGCGTGCAAAGTACATGTTACGTAGTCCCATGCGTAGTACTTCCTTTGTGTTCAAGTCTGTAAACTTCTTTCGGAAAAATGATTCTAGTTTACGTGCAAAGTCTTGTGCTTCTTCTCCATCACGAGCCGGTAGAATATTTATTCCTGGTGGATTTGCAATAAGTGAATTTATCACCGCTTCCATGTTCGAGAAAATTCTATTTGCTTGTACTTGTGATGCTCTTCGTTTCACTGGAATACCACTTAGCCAATCAGCTTTGTTACTATAAATATCTGTATTTCTTTTATAGATATTTGCAATCGTCTCCCATATAGTTTCCGATGACTTCCAACGTAGATTAACTAGCTGAAGTTTCTGTGTATCGTCTAGTGATTTAATATCTATTTTCATTGTATAAAAAATGACGAATAACCTCGTATGAGATTACTCGCCTTGTGTAAAGGGTTGAGTTGTACCTGTATTATATCACATAATGTCCTATTCATTGCAAGTTATTTTGCTTCATGTCTCTTAGAATAGAGAATGTCTGCCCTGTTTATCGCAAGGACATCACCATGTTTATCAAAGTGAAGGACAACGCTACCATTTCGGACATCAAAGACACCATGTTCAACCAATAGGACAAACTGATTGTAGTACTCTTGAAAAAGAAGGAATTGCTGTGCCTCCTCGTTCGGTACGTATATTGCTATTTTTGCTTGATTATTCATTGTTATCTATAAACATTTTACTAACATCGTAAATATTGTCTGCACCTAGCACACTTGGCTTGTTAAGGTCATCTACGGCACTATAAAAGACACCTGCACCGCTGCTTAATACCGCCAAATGTGCGTATAACGAGGCAAAAACAAAGTGGTCTTCACCTGTTGTACTCTCCCAAATATACCGCTCAATACCCTTATTATTGGTCACTTTTTCCCGTCTTAGCGTCTCAAAATGCTTGATATAGAGCTGAAATTCCTTATCTGGCTGCACTCCTATAAGCCATTTAGCTTCGAGCATGTCCGTTAGCATGCGATCAATAATACGATCTCGGTGCGAGTAGACTACACCACGCTTATCACCCTCTCCCCACCACACGATAGTCTGGGGATTATTGTTATTCTCCTGGAAAAATGACATGCGCATCCACGGATACTTTTCCACATAGTGTTTCGATGCGGTATTGTCTGGCATTGCATCAATTACACCGGCTGTAGGCTTCCAAAACTTTATGAGATCATCCAATTCATTCCATGCGGTAAACCTCCCTAGCTTTAAGATCCCTTTTTCAGAACGTATGACGTAGTGTTTTATGTTTCCAACGTCTACACCAATGAATACATTCTCTGTCTTCAAATCTTTTGGTGTCCAGATATCAAGAATGGCTCCTTTGGTCACACTCAAGTCACCGGGGCTGTATGCTTTTCCTAGTACAAAGTTATTAAAGTAGGCTGGATCCCCTTCACTGTCATTTATAACTTCTTCTGCACTAATCCACGGACACATTAAGTGGGAAATATGATAACCACTCGTCTTACTATACGGGTTTTGTGCTACCCACTTCCCCTGTCTCCGGACATTATCTTCGATAGGTTCTTTGCATGCACGGCATACGTACACCTTTTTCTCAAGATCAAGACTTTCCGGAAACTGTAGGTAGTGTTCATCTGCACAATGGGGACATGTGATAACCCACTCTTTCTGATCTGACTTCTGCATAGCTAGATCAAGCTCATCTCGTTCCCCTCCTGGGTTACTAAAGAGCCAACGGCCTTTAAAGGCACTTGCTTTGGTACGTGACTTGTATGTTTCTATAGTGCGCTGGTCTGAACGTGATACCTCATCATGCACGAGTAAGTCGGCTGTAGTGGAAATAGCTGCTGTCTTTGATACTGTCCCCTTACAGAATAAGAAGCGATCATTAATCTCTTTACGTTCGATGCTGTCCGTATCCATTCCCTCAAATTCATGCCGGTTCGCCTGGATGATCTTATTCAGTTTCGAGCTTACAAACTCATTTGTATCGCTATCAGTGGGAAAGGTGTATATCACGTTAAAGCGTAGATACTTGATAGCAAAGAGCACTTTAATCACAAACGAGACTGATTTTCCTACCTGCGCACACGCTGAAACCACGATATTAGGGTTAATATCTGTCAATATGTCAAGAAGGAAAGGCCGGTCATAAAAGTCAAAGGGCTCTCCTTTTTCATTCACAATACCCTCGGATACTATCCATTGTAGTATCGAGAAGTATTGTTTAGTCGGTTGATTCATCAGTTTTCTTATCTACTATTACGATAGCCACTTCCATACCTATAACCGCACTTGTAACCGCCACGGCACTCTCAAGCGCAAGCCTCGTTACTTTATAGGGGTCTATGATCCCTGCATCAAACATGTTGACTACGTTGCCGGTTCTAAAGTCAAAACCTTCTCCAGCTTTCATGCTGGACATTCTTTCTATGAGATCTTTATACTTAATCCCTGCATTTGTTGCCATCTGTATAAGTGGGGCTGTTAATACAGCATCAAACATACTGTCTTTTCCTCTTACCCTAGCAAGAGCACTACCGCCTCCAGCGATAACACCTTCTTGTAGTGCTGCCTGTGTAGCGTTTATAGCGTTTTCAAACTTAAGCTTCTTAGCGTAAAAGTCAGTATCTGTGTATGCTCCTACACGTATAACACCTATCCCACCCGTAAGCTGCGCAAGTCTCTCTTCGAGCATCCCCTTTGTGTATTCACTTGTGCATGCATCAATGAGCTTCTGGATAGCTTCTGTGCGCTCTTGTAGTGCGTGTGTAGCCACTCCACCTATGATAGTAGTAGTGTCTCTCGTGACGATGATTTTTTCAGCCCTACCGCACACCGTAGACGTTTGGTCATCTAGTTTCATCCCCTTCTCCTCACTAATCACCACGGCACCTGTAAGAGCTGCAATGTCATGTAGGAAGTCTTTACCTGCACTTGCAGTAAACGGGTTACGAACACATGCAATGTTAGCGATCTTTGATACAGCGTTTTGTGCCAATGTTGCAAGAGCTACAGAGTCTACGTCATCAGCGATAAACAGAATATCTTTCCCGGTTCCAATGCTATTGAGTAGTGACAGAATTTGTTCGTTGGTCGATACTCTACGATCCACGAGCACTATATATGGCTCATTCAGTACACATTGCTGTGTTTCTGGTTCGTTTATAAAATAGTGGGATATGTAGCCTTTGTTAAAGCGTGCTCCTTTTACTACTTCCTTTGTGTATCCTAGCTGGCTGCCTTTCTCTACAGTGACTACACCGTGTACACCTATTTCATTAATCACTTCCGCTATAAGTTTCGCTACTTCCGGATCTAGGCTTGATATAGTAGCGATCTTCTCTATGTCATCCACGGTAACATCATGCCTGTTCTTCTTGAGATCTGCGAGTATATCCTTTAATCCATGCTGTAACCGTTCCTTTACTTCCCGGATCTTACTTGAGTCGTGTGCGATCTCTTTCATAGCTGCTTCCACAAGAGCCTGTGTAAGAACGGTAGTCGTCGCTGTCCCATCGCCGCCTTCACTAGAAGTGCGAAGAGCAGCTTTTCGTAACATCTGTACACCCATATTCTCATAGTGATCCTCTAATTCTATGTTACGTAGAATAGTTACACCATCATCACATTCAATAGGATCTAGGCCGGGATACTCTACTAATGCTGTCATTCCAATAGCTCCTAGCGTAGGCCGTACAGCGTCACATGCCTGATCTATTCCAGCCTTCACCTTTAATCGTGCCTCGTGTCCTTTTGTTATTTGTTTCATCATACTACGGCTAGAACATCATCTATATTGATAATCTTCATTTTCTTTCCTTCGTGGTCTATCTCTTGTGTATCTGGGGAATACTTAGCAAACAAGACAATAGATCCTTCACTGATAGGTGACTTTTGTACTGAAGTGCCATTGAAGAAATCACCATAGTCTCCTATTTGTTCTACCTTACCCATGTAGATAAAGTTATCTTGTATGGCTACAGCTTGAAAGCCTTCCTGCTTCTCTTCTTCTACTTTTGATACAAGTAGTCTATGGCCTAGTATTTTCATAGTTTCTTATACAACATATTAAAGCCTGTTTCGTGTGGCTGTATTGTGTCTTTATAATGCTTTCCCCTGTCCTGGTTCACCGCTTTTGACTGTATCCAGTATGTGTCTTTTTGTTTGTCCGTTATGAGTCGTATACACCAATGTCCAATAGGACACTTAGTTTTATAGAACGCAATGTATTGAGCTGTATTGCTCCAGTCAATCTCTACTTCCTTTATGCTCTCGGCTCTAAAGTCTCTACGACATTTGTTACAGTAAAAGTCAGTCACTACCTTTCCTGGGTTGTCCTTTATGAGTGCGACGCGCTCCTCTTTGTCCTTTTCTTTTTGTCTATGATAGTTGCGATCATCCGCACGCTTCTCCTGGGCTTCTATCAAGTCTCTTATGTGATAGTGCCTTTCTATATCTGGGCGTGGGATATTATCGTAGCTCATAAGCCAAATATTCCTTTAAACCCCTTCTGCTCTCTCTCAAATTCCTCAAGATCTTTTGCATTTCCTTCTGTAAAGAACATGGCTTTTCCATCCCCTGCTTCCGGGATTAAGTTCATTTCTTCATCAGTCAAATGCTCAAGTCTTTTAATAGCTCTTTCGTCTTTCCTAGATAAGTCCCACATTCTCCTCAGTCTCTTTACTTTTCTGAACATGTTGCGTCAATAAGTTTTTAATATCGGCATCTATGATCTTTACTTTTTCCCTTACGCTTTCACTAAACAAAAAGTTATACGTTGTATTATTTCCAGTTGGTTTATCTTGTATAACCCCATAAATAGCGGTTGCATGCTTTAATCCTTTGTCAATAGCATTGTAATCATCTAGCCCTAATTTATCAGTTGCTTCTAAAAGAACATTTATCTTATTAGCTATCTTATGTGGATTTATACCTTGTGCAATTAATGCTTCCTTTAATCCTGATTCAGCTAGTGCTTCTTTAAAACCATCTGATTCTAGTATTCTATTGGGATCTTGAGTGATTAAACCGTAGCCAACTTTTTCCAACACTTGTCCAGTCGGTAGCGGTGAATTACTTAGCAGATTCTCCACTATCGCTTTCGCTGCCTTCCGCTGTCTCGGCGTTGGTTTCCGGTTGGCTTTCTTCTGTGTTTCCATTGTCTTTATCTGTTATGTCTTCTACAGTTGGTTGTCTTTTTAAAATGTGTATCTGTGAAGAGACTTTTATTTCTGCATCGTACTTCTCTAGTATTGCATTTATATCTTTACTTATTGCGTCTAGTTCTTCTTGTGAAATTCCTTTGATCTCTACTGTTTTTGTTTCCATAGTTTATTTTTGTTGTTTGTTATAATAACTACTAATAATGAAGCCCATTATAGCATTGAAGCTATACACTTTCCCTTACCTGCATGCTCAATTTACTTTATGAGGCTGGAGGATCAAAGAATATCAAATGTCTACTGTAAGGGGTAGAAACGCGTTAGAGCGTTGTGCTTTTCCTTGATGGGCTGGTAGGTATCACGAGTATTCCCAACGTACTAACGATACCATTCGAGATAGTTTTTCTATCCCGTTGGGGAAAGGTAAATGGTTGTGAATTATATGAAAAATGTTTTTCACTCATTGCCTACCCCCCAACGAAATATAATCTGTAAAGTATTATACCATATAACTAACAGTCACACTCCATACCATGCTTTATATTATGAGTGGATAAGTACTATATTTGACATATTTATATATATGTATTCCTGTATGTTATACACATCCCCTGTGCTTGACAGGTATAGTGGTAGGGTATAGTATATATGTAGGAAGATCGAAAGCACATTGACAACGGCAACCGCCTACATATAAACAAATTATAAAAAACATAAATTAAAACAATATGAAAAATTATAGAATGACGAAATTATATAAATCCCTTTCAGTCTATCTTGCAAGTGCATACGCTGAAGGATTCTGTGAAGGGGAAAATGCAACCGAATTAGCGCAACTTACAGCATGGCAATACTTACACGATACACGAGCAGCATATAGTCTACAGGGATGGTATGGCCGAACAGCACAAAACTTAATAGAAAATGGTTTGATCCGAAAATAATAAAACAATATGTATACACAAAAAGAACTAGTCAAAAACGCAATTGAATCACTTCATCCAGTAGCGCGTAAATACTTTATTTATGCATGGCTAGAAGACATAAATTGGCATAAGGAAAATACAAAATTTGTCGAAACTCACTTCAGTAAAGAGGAAAACGATCAGTGTTCAGCACTTGAAATGCTTATGATCGCACTACATCCACGAAGTTATTCAAAAGGTTTTGTCGAGGAAAATGCCGAGGAGCTTATCAAGTACAACAACGCAGCGAACAAAGCCGGTGAACATGGATTGATCCACTTTCCAAACGGAACCTATGCAACACAGGATCTTGTACGGGACTTTAAGAAGGCACAAAGTTTCCAACAAGCTCTATCATACATGACCGGATGGGGCATCAACGGGGATGGCTGGACAGGCACAAGCGGTGATGACTTCCTAAAGGATCTAGACGAAATGTTCGCGGAGTTCAAGAAGGAAGATGAAACAAAGGATCTGGTCGCAGAGAGTTATCGAAGGATGAACGATTAATTATTAAAATAACATAAAAACAATATGAGTTACTCAAAATTAGATGCAACACTTGAGCGAGTTAGTCAAATAGAAGAAGCGATCTTTAATTCAGATGTAGAGCAACTTTACGCCATCGCTGACTCTTTTGCAGAACAAGATGACATGGAGCAAGCGCACTACTTCCGAAAGATCGCACGATCAATAGAGACGGCAGAAAATTATCACGATCAATTAAATAATAATTAATATGAAGGCATACCAACTACTAGCCCGGCTGCGCTTACTTTCACTTACTGAAATAGATGGGCAGCTGCAATGGATCGGAACATACCAACAATGGTGCAATATAGAAAAAGAAGAGTCAAAGATATTAGCAGCTCATTTATTCAAGATATGAAATCAAAAACATTTGAAGAGTTCATGCAGGAAATGCACTACAAAGTATTCCCCATGGTTCTCGATGATGATCTACCAGATCATTTTAATGACTGGCTAGGATCCCTGGATGGTGAAGACTATATGAGATGTGCTGAACAATACGGAAGAGAGCAATATTTATCGGGACAGGCACACGTTATTTACGCTAAGCATATGGAAAATGAAAGACAAAACTAAAAGGATCGGGACAACTGGAGCACTACGTACCATGTGGGGATTCCACATAAACGTAGAGATCAAAGACTACAAGAACTCTTATGGCCGGGATCGTTGGCTAGTCGAGCCACTGTCCGGAGTCGGGGAAGCGTGGGTTGAAAATGTCGAGTTTGGGGATGAGTAAAAGCTAAAACCTACCTACTAACATGGGTAGGTTTTTGGTATAATACAGGCAATGAAGCGTGACCACTACAAAAGCACGTACAAACGCATAGCAGAATTTTTAATGATTATATTTTTATGGCTATTTCTAAACGAAATACTATTCCCACAAATCGTAGAATTGTATCCAGGCCTGTCAATTTATTACGTAAGTCAAACACTATGAAATTTGCAAAATATCTACCGGAGCCGTACTTCTCTAAAATGTCACAAGGGTTCGCTGTACCAAACCCACTATATAAATTGTCGGGACATCATGTCGGTGTAGATCATGGGGTACAGGGTCGAAAGGATGTGCCTATTTACATGCCATGCGATGGAAAAGTAACCCGGATCTACGCTCTTGACAAAGTGCTAGGAAATTGTGCGGTTATTTTGTCGGAGGATCAGAAGTGGGCTTTTCGGATGGCGCACATGAAAGCTGCACCAAAAGTCGGGGTATACAAGGCCGGGGATCAGATAGGCATTGTCGGGACTACCGGGCTTTCCACCGGGGAGCACCTACACATAGACTGTTGGAAAGATGGAACTATTCAAATTAATAAGATTAACAGCCGTGAATCAATACTTAAATATTGTGTTGATGCACATGAATTAATTAATAAAAATATATGAGTGAAAAATATACAATAGGATCAAATGACTTTATCAATGGAGCTAAGACAGCGTTATTTACGTCTATACTTACGGTTCTTATTACAATTACACAAACACCGGGCTTCGATGTATTCGATACTGACTGGAAGCTTGTCGGGGCTAACGTAGTGAATGTCGCGGTTATAACCATAATCGGGTACATGAGTCGCAAATTCTTCGAGAATGAGGAGGGTAAATTGATGGGATAGTTGTCCCCAGGTACCATATTGGCCACATGGACAAAATGGTATACTTACATAAGTGGGAAAGAGCATAGGGGACTCGCGAGGTCTCCTTTTCTCACCAATGGTATTGACGGCATCCATTTCTCGAAATGGGTGTGCTGGATTAGCTCAGAGAATAAAAAGCGGTACGTTTCTAACTTTTCGTACCGATCCAGCACACCCCGTCTGAGGGGAAAGATGGTTGGTTCATTTTGGTGTACGGCTCTCCGAGCGTAGGTTGTCTGGACACGTACATCAAGACGAGCCAATCATCAAAAGACCAGTGACAGGTCGCACGGTGTAAACGTGTATTGTAAATAACCTAAACTATATGAAACGATCAGTAATGATTGTGATTCTAGGAGTTGTAGTACTTGGAGGTATTACGTTGTACAAACCACAGACAATAGAAATTACGAACGAACAAAAGACAGTAGAGGTAGTAGTGCCGGAGCTGCAAAAGAGGTTGCAGCAAGCTATCACGGCATCGTCTACAGAAATTGAAAACGCAATGGAAAAGGCTAGTCGCGAGGCAAAGGCGAGCATGGAAAAAGAAATCGAGATCCAGGTGATCGACAAAATGCAATTAGAACTAGACGCACACCGAGAGACGCTAGAAAAGGAAGTGTCTTTATAGCACAGCCGGCTCAAATAGTTTCAGCCATTATAGCTGTTGAGACTGGCGGTAACTGTGACCTACACGGGGAGTCGGGGGAACGTGGATGCATGCAATTCTTACCAACGACATGGGAGCAATACTCAAAAGAAGTTTATGGGAGAGTGCGTGAACAAACACCAACGAGAGAACGGTATGTCGCGTATAAGAAGATAGAAAAATGGCTTGCGGAAGGAAAGACCGCCTACCAGATCGCATTGATCTGGAATGGTGGGACACCTGTCGAGAAAAGTGGGATCAACAAACACGGAGTCGCGTATAACACGAAGAAGTATGCGCACCAGGTTTTGGCTCAAATACCATAACGAAATGCCCCTGTCGGGGGCTTTTTGTTGTCCACCTTTTATCTATTGTATTTACCTATGATAGGTATATACTTATACAAGGTCGATATATTAAAAAAGCAATATACACTATGGTAAAAAAGAAATGTTTGCGCTGCTTGCACACATGGATACCGCGCATAAATAACCCGGTACAATGTCCAATGTGTAAGAGTAAAAGATGGAATAAGAAAAAAGAAAAATGAAAGCTATCCAAAGAATACCAACGGCTCAATATGGGTATATTGAGTTAGAACTGGAATACGAGACAGCAGAAGATGCATTTATAGACCACGCGAGGCTATTAAAGTTATACGAAGGCGGTGTCGGGTTGGATGCAAGAGAGTGGAAGAAGGTACGAAAGAACATGCTCCAGACCGGAGAATTTGATCCCAATATTTCAGATCAATTAAACCCGGCACAACGATGGTGGGTAAATGAAACAAAACTCGCATTGCGAGACTGTTCAAAAGAAGAACCTGTTATCGAGCATGACGAAGTCGATGAAGTACTAGAGGAAATTACAAGAGACAAAATACAAAATAAATAAACTTATGAAGATGACAGCAAAGACCAGCGTTGCAGGTGCATACGCACGAAAGGCACCATACGAGTATGAAGGCAAGAGCTACGAGGCAGACATTAAGAATGGAGATACTGTAAAAATTACAAACCCTGGATCGACAGTAACCGGACAATTTGGAGAGCAACAAGTGTTTGGGATTATGACTCGAAACGGAGAGAAGAACTTCACTCTGAATCAATCAAGTATCAATGTTCTTGTCCAGGAATACGGAGATGAATCAAGTGGATGGGTAGGAAAGGAAGGAAAGATTATTACAAAGAAAGACGTAATTGCAGGTAAGAAAGTGGAAGTCGCATACCTTGTAACAAAGGAATGGAGTCTCGATGAGTGGGGTGATTTGTCAAAAGCAGGACAACCATCACAAGTCGGGGAACCCGGTGAATACCACGAGGAAGACCTTCCAATGTAAATATGTTTCACTTTGGAACCGCACTATTTGTAGCTGCTATCTTATGGTTATACAATGACGAAATTGTTAAATTTATTAAAGATTTAGAAAAATAAAATTATGGAAACTCTATTAGGACTCGTTATGATCTATGTATGGGCTCATTCAGTTGTTATTGTGGTAAAGAAAGTTCACCGACCTACAACGTATGAAACTACTGTTATGATCCTGGGACTCGTATCATTCCTCTTATACATTGTTGGCACCGCTGCATAAATATGGTACAATAAGCAAATGCCAAGTCTCATTGCTTGGATATATTGTTTTCGATGGAATCCTCCTTTATTGGGGGATTCTTTCGTTATTCTAAAATTAATCGTTTGAAGTCTCGATACATTTGGCTCCTTTGTTCTTGATGTTTTCTTTTTATATTTTTCTCAATTTTCTTTAACTTATTTTGGTTTTTCTTCTTAAATTTATTCATTCTCTTTTATTTAAAGTTTATTTTCCTAGATTGCATGTTCTGCCCCCCTACCCCCCGTTAAGGTTTTTAGGTTTTGGAATATTTTCCTGAGTCGCCACCTGTTTGTTCGCATGGTGTAGCGTATCCGAGTAATGGTTTATTATAGTCCCCCATTTATACCCCCCGGGACACAAAAAAAGCCCTCGCAATTAAGCTAAGGCTTTTTTTTGTATGAAATTTATGACAAGTTCAATACCAGCTGAGTATATCAAAACTTTTTGATTCGCACAGGTGGTATTGCATATTAAACTTGTCATACGTAAATTGTATCACCTTAATAAAATTCGTCAACACATAGTTATACACAGTAGTCTATGTAAATTAAAAGAAAAGTTGTTATCATTATAGAGTATGAAACAAATATCATTTGGAAAAGAGTACAAGGTCGAGAAGTCACAAGATCCATCAGAGTTTGCACATTATGTCCGGCTTACATCAGAAATGATAGAACGGCCATACATGGTTACATTCAAGATGGTAGAACAGTGGCAAGAACATAAGATTATTAGAAGGTATAACGAAGCAATGACACGAACAGAAAAGAATGAGCAACAACGGTACTGGTGGGGGATGCGTAAAGTAGATAAAAAAACAATATGACACAATACGAAAAGATCATAGCGATTATGATGGGGGAACCGGACAACTGGTGGCACGCAGAAGATCTTATGCAGCAAGGGGACTACTTTGTAGGGTACAAGGCACAGGCACGTATATCAGAGCTTGCGCTTAAGTATCCAGAAATGATTGAGCGACAAATGAGTAGTAAGGGGAATAGACAGCACATGTACAAATTTAGGATGGACAATGGTAAAGAGTTTTTAACAAAGTTACCACAAGACCTACGAGACTTTGTCTTTACAAATAAGCCCTGGGGAGTACAAATATGACAAAAGAAGAATACGATGAATTAAGTGACATACTCATAAACAATCCTTTTCAGATCAGACCACGATTAAAGGAATTTATGAGGAAGGCGGTAGTTGGAGAAGTAGCAGAAAAGCAAAAGGTATACCGGACAAACAAACAAAATGCTGCGCTCCACAAGTACCTTGGAGATCTTGCAAATGCACTTGAGGAGTCCGGGATAGATCAGAAGATGTTCATTGATAAATTAAAGGGATGGACAATCCCCATAACACCAGAGTTCTTGAAAGAGATCTGGAAGATCAAACAGGAGAAGATGTTCATGCACGAGTCCACAACAAAACTAACCACTTCAGAGATTAATAGAATTTACGATGTAATCAATAAGTTTACGTCACAAGAGTTTGGAGTATCAGAAGCATTTCCTTCGATGGAGGCGATACTGATAAAAAGTGAACAAGAAAAGCCGTATGTGTATCCAGAATACCCCGGTGAACCTAACTTTGAACCAAACTTTGAACCAAAAATATTATGAACGAATTTCCAAGATTGTCGGATATAAGTGATAAGGAGATGGCGAGGTACAGAGAGACACCAATGGTGAAACAAAAGTGCTCCATGTGTGGAGAAGAGGTATACAAGGCACGAAAGCAAAAGGTATCACGCTGCTTTGATTGTAGGCAGAAGAAGCTCCAGGAATACGCATCAAATTCTCATAAGCGAAAACAAAGTGCGAAAAATAAGTAAAGGAGTCCTGGATGCGGTACTTGCACGGAAGCAGGTATGCGCACGGGAAAAAGAAAAGGCATGTGCAGGAAAACTTACCTTTGAACACGCATTGATCTTTGCAGGAAAACAAGTAGACGAAGCCTGGGCGATTGTGATCTTATGCAGCCGGCACCATGCCGTAAACGAGTATCAAGATGGTGGGGATCTCCAAAAGGAGAAGAATGTCTGGATTGCGTTAAATCAGGCAACTGATGACGAACTACGACAATACTCAAAGGCAATAGACTACATACGACTTAAAAAAACACTGAATGAAAAGTATAACGATTAAAACAGAGCCAATTTCCGTAAATCGGATGTACAGGGGGCGCAGATTCCTCTCAAAAGACGGGAAAGCTATAAAAGCTGCTATTGCATGGGAAGTACGCTCTCAAGTCAAATTTGAGCCTTTGGCAGGGGATGTGACGCTCAATATCCTTTTTTATTTCAAAAATGGGCGTATGGACATAGATAATGCCCTAAAAGGGCTCCTAGATTGCATGACAGGGCTTGTATACGTAGACGATAGCCAAATAACAGAACTACATGTCTTTAAGATGGTAGATAAAAAGAATCCCCGGATAGAAATACAGGTACTGTAGTTATCAACACAAGGTATGTATACATATAGATACTTTTACTATATAATACGTATATTAGAAATAAGAAACAATATGGCAATAAAAAAGAAATATACGGTTACCTTATGTATCCCGGTGACTATAGAACAACGAGAACGAGCACATGCACGAGCCAAAGGAAGGGGAATGACCCTTGCAGAACTTATTAGAAAATGGATAGGAAAAGTATGATAGTAACAGCAACCGTAGCCCTCACCACAGCAAACGCCCTTACAAGTTTAATGTGTTATTGGATATGATTTCTGCAATATTAGGATTTATAGGAGTACTGAGTGTTTTTCTTGTTTTTCCGCTTCTAAGTGCGTGGTTTGACTTTTGTCAAAAACAATTTAAACCAGACTTTGAAATTGCATTTGCTATTGGAGTGCCAACTGCACTTTTTACAGCATTTTTAATCTTACTCACTAATTAAACATATATGAAACCAAAACTAGAACAATCAGAAGTAACTACAGCAGAATCTTTACCCCACGACCCTGTAGTAACTTATATGAAACCATCAGAAGCATTTGAGAACTACGAGACAAGTACGTTTAAGGAAGTAGTTACCCCCGCAAATGAAGACATTAACAAAGCGTTAGACAAATATGAACACGCACTCGATAAACTTGAAGCTACCCCCACAAATGAGTGGCGTGAAGAGTTGATAAAAAATACGGTAAATACTGTAGCAAGAATGAACGAAGCAATGTATGTAAGCAAAGACGCAAGAACTGCTGATATTAGAAGAACTATCAGTGGCGCAATGCAAGAAGCTATCGCCACCCACTCCGCTCACCTTGTAGAGAGATTGGAGGCAAGTAAGACTGCAAATTGGAAGTCAGCATTAAGTGGAAGTGAAGAAATTGCCGTCAAATCATACAACGCAGGTCTTGACCAAGCCATAGACATAGTAAAGGATAATAAGTGATATATGGACTACGCAGACAAAAAAGACATGATGTATGATGATTGTGATATTGAAGGATTTTCTGTGCTGGAAGAAAACATTGCAAACGGGAGTCAGAAAATCTTTGTTACAAAACCAACTGAAACGGGTGACTTCTATTCTGTTTTGGAAAAGAAGATTGAAGAGCAACAATTTATGACTAGACGTAATTCTGAGTTGATTGTAGTTAGTGGTGAACCAATGCTTGCGTATGATGGACTCAAGCTTGATGAGCAAGTCAGAGCAAATATGCTTGTTTCCTACGTTTTTGGAATCACTAACATAAAAACAATACTTCTTTCTTACCAAATGTCACTCGAAGCAGGAAATGTAACAGACGTACTCACAGATATTAAGAACAGAATTGAAATATTAGACATAGAAAAAAACTTGACAAATAAGCTGTCCCCACGTGTAACTACTTAATGACATTGACATAACCTAACGCTAGGTATAAGATATAGTTATACAAGTGAGCACACATAAATTATATGAATGAAGAACTAAAAATAATGGTACGAGTAATAGTAATGGCGGTTGTAGTAGAATGCCTGTCGGTACTTGCTTACATAAATATGTTTGCATGTTACGGATACGAGAATAGTTTATTTTGTCTAATGAAATAATATGTTTGATGAAATATTCGTAGGGCTTTTGTCACTTGACCTAGACACAATTAAAAAACGAGCAGAAGAAGTTGCGGGGCACTGGAATGGAGAGGCAGAAAATTTTGTTGGTGGTGATGGAGATATATACACAGATGAAGATGCTCAAACAATGAGTGACATTATAAAAGTTGTGGAAGAACTTGAAACTCTATTAGAGCAGGCTGGTTGTAATGTGAGTGAATACAAAGACAAAAAAAATCAACTAGCCGCCGCCGCATCTTTATTGGGTTCTATAAGATCAGCATCTAAAACCGAATCCTCACGCCTTAATGGTAAAAAAGGTGGCAGACCAAAGAAAGTTATCATTCAGGACAAGTAACAGTAGGATGGGTGGTTCATGGGGGATATGTTTCTCGATTCAGCGTTGTGGCAATGTCAGCATGGCACCCAACGAGCTAGGTAGAGACTGGCTACCATCTTCCCCACGAGCCACTCATCACAGCCATAGGGATTATCAAGAGTAATTAAGAAGTTATGAAAGAACGAATATTATGGAAATGGTGGCCTAGAGAACTACGGTCTACAATAAAAATGAGGATATTAGGACTTTGCGACGAACGTAATTGTTACGCAAAATGTGGTCAGAGTGAACCAACGTCCCGATATTGCGATGTTCACCACGCTATTTGTTTGAGTAAAATGTATCGCCTTACCAGAACCCCACACATATGAAAGCATTTTTTGACAACACAAGTACAGCACCACGAAAAGCTAAAGCGAGAGACTTCACGTTTTACCTTGATGAAATAAAGAAGATGGGATGTGAGTTCGAGAAACTTGAGGCAGTTTGTACCGATGGAGATATTCGACCACCTTACCCGTACCAGTGGAGGGCAACCACAAAGTACCGAGTTGGTGAAGATGAACCGCACGAAGGAATAGGAGACACACCAATCAAGGCAATACACGAGCTATACAAATCAGTGAAGGACGAATACGAACATCCATACAACGAAGACGACATCTAGCCCCCCACACAATCGAACAGAGGATTATTAAGATAAGGAATGAGGAATGAAAACATATAGAGATGTCGTCGATGAAAAAGTAGAAGAGTTGCCGTGGCATTTGCCGAGCAATCTTTTTTTATTGCGAACACATCACAATGTCACAATGGGTAAACTTTCTAACTGTTGTGGAGTATCGAAAGCATATATTTCACAACTAGAATCTGGACACAATACCAAGCCGTCAGTACAGGTTGTAAAACGACTGGCTGACTTTTGGGAAATGAGAACAGAAGAACTTTGTTTTACCCCATTACCCAACCAATAAGACATAAGAGATATGACACAAACAAATGAGGAGAGAGTAGAGGAGACGATGAAGGATTTTGAAGATGCCTTTATGAATAACGGAGTCAAAGGTGTTTTAGGTGAAGAATATCAAGACCCTAAGATGGTCTTGATTCATAGATGGCTTCGTCCAGTCCTCACCCAAAACACCGCAGATACTCTTGAACGAGTGAGGGAGGATATGCTTATTAAGATGGAGAAATGGCACGGTACAGGATTAGCAATGGTCGAGGATTACTTTAAGGCCCTCACACCCACACCCTTAGACATTCTCTTTGACGCTTTCGAGCAAAACACCGCCGACACTCTTGAACGAGTGAGGGAGAGGGTTTATGAGTGCAAACTGTACAACGCAAATACAACGACTACTATCTTTGACAGAAATGACTATTACCGAAGGGAAGATATACTACAAGCCCTCACACCCACACCATTAGAGAGCGATAAGACAAAGGAGGTATGAAAGTCACCTATAAAAAAGGAAGTATTTGTGTCAGATGTGGAGTCACAAAAGTAGATGTAAAACAAAAATGGGTGTCATGTGTTGCAGGAAAATATAACCACTTTTGGAATAAAGAACCGACAGAGGTGAATGAAGAAACGGTTATTATAAAACGTGACCTAACAAAACAAGCCCCCTAGAATATGAGAAACATAATCCCAGACATCTTATGCAAACTTGGCTTCCATTTATGGGAGTACTCAAAAATGCGTCATGTACGCCGTTGCTGTAGGAGTTGGAGATGTAGGAAAGAAGAATGGTTATGAAAATGGTATAATACAGGTTGGGACAACAAGGGGAGAACGACATGCTGTGTAGACATTGTGAAGAGCCAATCAAAGAAGGGGATCCGGTGATCCCTGAAAATACGGAAGGTGGACACACCTACTATTTGCATCATCATTGTTACATGGAAAGGAAAACAAAACGGGTACTACAAGACCTACAAAAGAAGGCAGACCAAGTTCGGGCTGCTATAGAGAGGAGGTAGATCCTATCTGGACAGGAGGGAAAGACCCCAAAAAAGGAGCTCACGAGGCTCCTTTTTCTATTTCTTACTTTTTGAGGCTTTTTGGTACTTTAGGTAGTTTGCCATTACCTCCTTTAGAATTTCCGCTTTTGTTTTTCCCTCCGTTGAAATAAGGGTGATTAGGCGTTTTGTCATATATCGTATTATACACCCCATTTTTGATTTCTCCAACATTAATCTGTTGAAAACTTTCTAGGTCAAAAACAGCTATCTGACTTCCTTTTGCAGCCTTTTCTATAGTTGAAAGGTTAGGTTCTCCGACTTGAGAAATATCCATATAAATATTTCCATTCTCTTCCCAAAACCCAAGGTGATTTCCCGGCTGTGCAAGTTCTTTTGCATGTTCATCGATATACGTCTGTGCATGTTCTGGTTTAAATTGTCCCTTTGGAATAATACGTTCTGTTCCTTTGAAAGGAGCATACGCATATCCTTTTGCAGGTTGCTCATTTTTAAGTGAGATGGTAACACCACCATTTTCAATAGTAGACTTGTATGCTTTATCTGCAATATTTCCTACTTTAATTAATGGCCTCTCTCCAGAGAGATACGTTCGAGCCATTCTTCCAGTCTTTGGATCTCGATGTGGTTCACCTTTAAGTGCAGGTACAGCCTTTACATATGAAGTGTCTTTTGGAGCACCAACACGGATAGACGATGGAGCTGGAAGTGCCTTTTGTTGACGATCTACCTTTGAACGTGAAATAGCATCTGAAAGAACTTTATTTTTTGGAGCAGGTGTTTTAAGTTTATCCTTGAAGGCACGAGTGAGTGAGTTAGAACCAAGCTTCTTTGAAATTGCACCACCGGCATACGATCCTACAACAGCACCCGGTATACCTCCTACCGCACCACCGGCTACCGCACCTCCAACGATACCAGCTATTTTAGCAACATGCTTTCCAAGCTTCCCACTATCAACTCGCTTACCTTGCATCATTCTGATAAAGTCACGATCATTATAGAGATCAGAAAGTTCCTTATTTATTCCTTTTATATTCTCCTTACTATTAGCCTCGATATGTTCTTTGTATGCACGAGCAATTTGTTTGTCTACTCGTGCCTTTTCTGGATTCTCGTATGATCGTGATTTAGGTTCTATGTTTACTTTTGCCTGGTGGACTTTATCAAGTTGCATGCGCCCACTTGGATTTTGCGCACGTAGCCCAGCCACTTCTCGCTTGATAGTGTTTAAAGCAGTTTTAAGTTCAGCTCCGGTAAAGGCTTCGTTAGCAACACGATTCATATCAGCCTGTATTGCATCAATAGATGTTCCTACTCCCTCACGTTTAAGAAGTTCCCGGACAACTTTATTGCCTTCCCCAATAGCTTCTTCCGCATAGTCATCAGCTGCTCTATTTGCACCGACAACAATATTGTCACTGTTTACAAGATCTTCATCACTCAAGACGTTACTCTTTGAAATACGTGATCTAGTAGCCTCAAAGTTATCATCTGAAGCACTTGCTGCTCTACGCATATCTGCATTTTTTTCTTGGATTTGTTTGAGAGCTTTGTTTCGACTTGCCTCTATTTCTTTAGAAGTACCTCCGGTGAAAGGCTTTGAGATTATGCTACCAGCTTTATTGAAAGGAGCGTTGACCGCATTATCTATTGCGTTCGCTCCAGCATTAATCCCTTTGCTTGCAAATGCTGGAAGGATCTCGTGCTGTGCCATGAACTGTGATACAGCCTTTGTTCCACCTTTTGCGACATCTTGTAGGATCTGTGGAGTGATTTTCCCAACTACTTTTCCAGCACTATTAAGAAGCGGTCTACCTACGAGATCAATAGCTTTTCCACCTACAGCACCAAGTGCCGTATTAAAGGCAGTTTCCCAACTTAAAAGATCATTACCCTGTTCGAGAGACATACCAGATCCAAACGCAGCACCTCCTGCAGCTGGAGAAAGGCCAAGCGCAACAGTTTGTAGTCCACGCCCAACATCCTTTTTCACATCACTAAAGTTCTGTGGGACAGGAGCTACCCAGTCACCAAAGTTTCCTTTTGTATAACTATTTACAGTTTCTGCACTTGCACCCATGAGTTCTGCTCCAGCCTGGAATGGTCGAGCAAGCATAGTTGCAACTGGAGAGACAACCCCTTTTACCATTGATTTAAAGAAGCCATCTTGTGGTTCTGTCGGTTCTTGTGGAGCTGCCGTACTTGATGGATTATTTGGATCTGCACTTACATTTCCCCCAGCCTTTACAGTTTGGTATGCATCAGTAACAGACTTCACATACTTAGGAACGTCATACTTTACCCCGGCACTATTTGTACCGACTTTATTTTCCCATCCATTCTCACTACCGCTATTCCATTTAGCAGCAATTTGAGCTGGATTTAATCCCTGATCTTTCCATGATTTTAGAACGGTATACGCAACAGCATTTTGATTTGACGGAGTCATTGGAGCGTTTTCGTCTCCAAGAGCTTGCTTTGCATGCGCCTTCCATGTATTTGGCATCCATTGGTACGCACCAGATTCACCAGAACCACCTTTGGCATTAAAGTTACCACCAGACTCCGTTTGTCGGATTGCCTTTGCAAGGTTAATCACATCATTGTCCATTGTAGATGTTGAAGAAGTCTGTGTATTCATGGTATTTACCAATTAGTGTTAATGGCTCCGGCACTTGTTTGGACTACATCTCCCCCTCCAATTAATCCATCCTTTTCAGCAGCAGAGAAGATCTTTGTGAGTCCCTTTTGGACAGTCGCTAGGTTCTTGTTGAAGTTCGCAGGACTTTGTCGAGTGCTTAGACCTCCAAGGGTATCTGTAAGGAGTCGGATTTCAGTATCGGACACGTTACCAAGAGCTCCACCTGTAGGAGAAGCAGCACGCATTGCAGTAAGTTCAGAGAATCCAATGTTTGCTTTAAGCGCACTTAGGTTCGCTTCGAGATCTGTTGCATCTGTTCCAGGAATATATGACAAGAGACTACCCACGCCAGTTGTATTGTATCCCACCATATTCTTAATATCATTAATCATATCAAGGCTTCGCTTGACTCGCGTATCCATGTATTCCTGGATACCACTTGCTTTAGATCCATCACCACCCACACCCTGTACAACAGAGTTGCGCAAGTTTTCTGGTACCTTACTCATATCACCACCTGCATTTACAAATGAAATCCATGAGTCTACTACAGGATCTTGTCCTGCTACGTAAGTACCACTTTCAGTTGATCCACCTCCAGCGATAAGATTTCCATATTTGTCATACTGTGTCTCTCCAGCTTTAAGAGAGAAGCCACCATCTGCAGAAGATTTAGGTATAAGGTTCATCTTTCGCGCTTCTCCTCGTGTTGTTCCATATGGCAAGTTACCTCCGAGAGACTGAATTTCAGCTGGTGTAAGAACGGTATCTGCTTCCTTCTTCGCTTCAGCTGCCGCTTCCTTCACTGTCTTTCCAGCATCTGTAAGTTGCTTGAGAATGTCTACTGAAAGACCTTTGGCAATAGCGAGATCAGCAAGAGAGGCATTTGAAAGTCGAGCAGCCTCATTAAGCTGTGCACTTTGCGCACCTTCAAGCTTACCTTCTGCATTAGTCCGTAGACCTTTTTCCACACCACGCTCACGAGTCAACTCTTCAGCTTGCAGACGACTAAATTCATTCACGTTATCTTGTGCAAGTTTAAGTTCTTTATCTGCATCATCCTGAATTTTCTGATCCTTCTTTTGTTTATCTGCAGCCTCCTTTGCTGCTTTTGTTGCAGCGTCTTGTGCAGCCTTTGTAGCTGCTGGATTTTGCTGCGCCATCGTGTAGTCAAGATACGCTTTGTATTCTGGAGTCTTTTTGTAAGCTTCATCAGCTGTAGCTGTAGCTGTAGGAGCGGTATAACTTGGAGTTTGATATCCAGGAGTGCTTTGATATGCAGCTGCACGAGCAGAGTATTGAGCTGGAGTCTCCCCAGGATTCATATACAAATTCTTATCAATTTGATTTGCAATATACTGTTGACCAGCTGGAGTTGTGATCTTAGTCCCCGTGGTTCCAGTAGAAGACGGTGAAGCAGAAACGGTTCCGGTAGGCTTATATGACAAAGCACCAGAGGCATTAATACTTCCTGTTTTATTTCCAAGAATAGCTGAATTTGGATTCTGATTTAGGTTAAGACTATTGTATGGAGCTGGAGTGGCAGCTGGTGCTTTATATGTAGGAGAGCCAATGTATGAGCTACTACTTGAAAGATTTGGAGTTGATGCAAGACTTGCTACATACGTAGCTTGTGGTGTCGTAGCCTTTGGTGGTTGTATTGGCCCCTGTACTGCAGGAGTACTCGCAGGAGTACTTTTTGCAGGGCTAGATGAAGAGCTGCTACTCTTAATTTGTCCAGATGCAATACTAGAATTAAGTGATTTTTGTATTGATGCAGCCTGTTTTGCTATACTTGCAATTTGCTGTGCTTTCGTTGGTGCAGCAGCTTTCACTGGAGCTTTAACTGTTTTTTTTGCTGGTGCTTTTGTTGCCATATTTATATTTTTAATTACATTCCCGAAGCGTTCTGCCACGCATCATAATAAGGTGCCTGTTGCATATTGGAAGAACTTCCGAGTGGTGGTATGTACGATCCCTCTTCTGTCTCTCCTTCATTTGCAAGCATCTGACTAATAAGACCCCCATACCCATCACTATATCCTGCCTCATTTCCACCATCGTATCGAAGCCAGAATCGTTTTGCCTTCTCCATCTCACTACGATCCTCCCAGTAGAGAGCAGACGCACGATACACAATAGCAGGTTGGTAGGCTTCTGGGATAGGTGGTACTTGTCCAATGGTGTACGCTGCACTTCCAGCTGAAATCGCAGTACCCTCGTATGGTTTAAGGAGAGTAAGAGCAGTCGCACTTACATATGCTCCAATCTCATACCAGAATCCGTCACCACCATTTGCAGCTGTGGTGTTTGTGATCTGAACGTAACGCCCTACCATATCTGCTGTCCACGTTGTCCCACTTCCTACAAGAGCAGTACCCTGGTTCGCAATAGAAACGATGGTACCAGTTGTGTAATCAGCAATGGTTAGATCACGGACATTCAAACGACCACGAAGAGTTATCACATGGCCAGACGTTGCAGGAATTGGATTAAGATAAAACTTAGTATTTTCTACGTATGCAAAGTATGGTACGTCTGATTCTCCCAGACGCGCTTGTTTTACCTTTTTCCACGCAGTTGGATCAAAGATCATTTCTGGAGTATAGATGGTATCACTTGATGATCCGGTTCCACTGTATACGTAGAGATCGATAAGCTTTCGGAACTTATTTGGTATTTGGTATCCCTCCTGACTTGCTACTGTATCTACGTTCTTAGTCGTCTCAAGGAAACGTAATTTTCCACCCTGGAGGTTACAAATAGTCTTGATCGAGTCATTAATATACCCAATACCATCAATCGCATTTGCTGCCGATGTATCGGTGTATGTTTGGTATCCACTTAATAGTGAGGTATATGTCTTCATAATTATTTTCCTACGACTGGTAATCTATAAACATTGTCTATCTTTAATTCTTCGATCCGGACTCGTACTCCTCGCAATTCTACTTTAAGCTGAATGAATTTCCCTGATACGCCAAGCTGTTCTGCGATGAAGTACTTGAGTGCATTAGAGTCGCCAGCTACGATAGTTTTCCACTTTACCCAGTTTCTAAAGACAAAAGTAGAAATATCTCCAGCGGTATAGTTTTCATATGACTCGTCTATTGTTACCGTGTATGTCCCAGCATTTTCAGAGATTGTCGTTATGTGTGCAAGGAGTCCAGCTGCAGCACCACGTAGAAATTCTACCTCATTTCCCACGATTGCGTTTGCGAACTGTGGCTCTACTGTGGTAAAGGTAGTTGCAGAAGTCCATGTCGCAGACCAATCAGTTGAAGCATTTACATAAATTTCATCTCTACGATCATCCCATGTTCGATACTTTATGATGATCGAGTCAATATCAGTAATAAATGGAGAAAACTTGAGAGTAACAAGGTTAAAAGTGTCTGTTATATCATTAGAGAAGACCTTTGGTGTTACAAAGTAACCACGACTCTCTACCGCTGTAGACACGGTTCCAAGGTATCCGGTTCCGGTTCCATTGTCTCGTGGGAAGATTTTACCCCCCCAGATAACATCGGTACCAAACGCTGTTTGATCTATGATGCGTTCAATAGGTAAAAGAGCTCCTGTTCGTTTTACGATGTACTGTCCAAAGTCTACATTTGGAAAAGATGTGAAAGTCTGTGCGTTGTTTCCGGTTCCAGTGAGGTTGATCGCAGTAGACGCAATGGCATTAGCCTTTGTTGTTGCAAGCTTAATAGTAGTCGCTCCTGTCTTTATTACGTAGTATCGTGTTCCAGAAACCAAAGGAGTTAGAGTTGTCGAGCCACCGTTGTAGTAGATTATTTCTGTTCCTGTTACGGGAGCTGCAGCAATGGTAATAACGTCTGTAGTTGTGTTTACATTAGCTGTTGTTACTGTGTCGATAAGCACAAGAGAATTTGAAAGAGAAGTGCGATGATACAAACCTACTTCATCGTCATAGCACCACATACCGTCTGGTTGGTTTGTCAAAACAATCTTGTTGGCAGCATCGTTAAAGTTTATGTAGAGAACGTCTCCATTCGACTTGAGACAGTTATGGAGCATGTTGATTGCTGTTTCATCAGACATTCCTCGTGAAGTATAGAAAATAGGGAAGTTTCCAAGTACCGTAAATCCAGTACCATTGAAGCGTAGAAGTTGCCCTGCACCCGTTACGCACACTACAGAGTCCTTATGCACACAGATATCAAAGATAATATTTGAGTCTACTACGAAGGCAGATTGTGCTGCAGTACCATATCCATTCCATACATAGAGGTATGCCTTACCTCCTTTGCGGTTCATTGTCCCCACATACAAGTTCTGATTAAAATAACACATCGAAGTGATATAGAAGTCAGCAAGAATTGTAAGAGTGAGAAGAAGAGTCGGAGCAGCTACAAGTGGGCTTGCATAAAGCTTCACGGTGTTCACATCTGCAATTCCTATACCAGCCAAGTTATATGCAGTAGCGATTGGATGTTGTGCATCTTCTCCTGCCCCTGCATCAGTCAAAACAATGTTTGTATTTGTCCAAGTTCCCGGTGATCCAGGAGTGTAGTAATACACATCGTCTTTTGTAGTAGCGACCATGAGCCCACCGCTGAAGAGTACATCTGATTCTAAGTCACCCACTGGAGCACCTGCAGTCGCCACTTGAGTAGGTCGTACTCCAAGAATACGATCCGCATCTATTTGGAATGGATGGCCCTGTGTCGAATCACTAAAAGTCTGTACAAAGTATCCATAGTTTTGACTACGTACTACTACAAGGGGTTCACGAAAATCAGTATCTATTGCGGTATTCATTACAGCCCGTGGAGAATCTGAAAGACGTAGGTACCCCTTCTCATCAAAGTTTATGTTCTTTGTAACATGAACACTCCCAAAAAGATCTGAATCATTTTCTTGTGTCCACTGTTTTGTATTAGGAAGTGTAATCATACAGCTGTTAGGTCTACTGTTCCTGTAAATACTCCTTCTGTTGTTGTAATACGCATGTTCTGCGTAGTTCTATTATCGAAAAAGCGCATTTGTCCGGCCTTTGTTGGGCTCTCAAGCGTTGGATTCCAGAAAATATCAGTCACATTTATACGATCAATCAAGTTACTGCGTAGTGTTTCGTTTAGAATTTTAACGCTATTTGTATCAAGTGGAAAAGAAAATTGCTGCTCTGATCGTCTTTGCTTCCACTCCATAAGCTCCTTTACTTGAGCTTTAAGTGTAGTTATTTCTTTTTGAAGATCAGATGGCATATTTACTGTATTATACTACGTTATTTAGGAAGTTGTCTTACATTATACTTTATCTCTTGCAAAGCGAGATCTATCGAAGTAAGTCGTGTAAGTATTTCTGCACCCGACACCTCAAGCGAACCAATTCTCTTTTCAGCTTGATCTCTTTTTAAATCTGCTTTTGCTTGTACTTCATTTATATTTTCAATGTTTGTTTGAATCGTACCTACCCACACCCCAATCAAGAGAATCGAACTTATGAATCCTATCAAAATCCAAAAAGATCTATTTTTAAATTCTCCCCATTCTTTTCTCATCTCTATAAGGTCATTATGTCTTTCAGGAAAGGTTGCAAGGTGGTTTTCTATTTCTTTTTGGAGTTCGTGTGGCATATTACATAAAATTAAAGAATCCTGAATTAACTGTTGCTGCAGCACTCAACACAAGTGATCCACTTGAAGTAAATTTCACCCACGTTTCAGAGCCTGAAGTACCGGTACTATTTCCTCCCGTGTGTGTAAATTCTGATGTTGTATATGCAACAATCACAACACCATCACCACCAACATTGTTTGGACTAAAATATCCACAACCTCCACCACCTCCAAGTCCATTTGTGCCAGAAGTACCAGTTGGACCACCATTTTTTCCTCCATCACCTCCTCCTCCAGCACCACCAGTACCTATTGTTCCACCACCGTAGGTAGCACCACCACCACCACCAGCGTAGGTAACAGCACTACCAGTAATCGAATTTGAAGTACCAGCACCTCCATTACCAGAAGATGTAGTGGTTCCAGAAGCACCAGCAGAAGTAGCACCACCACCACCACCACCTCCATAGTTAGGAGCACTATCACTAGAACCACCTCCGTTTCCTCCTTGAGAACCAGTACCTCCACCTCCACCACGACCTCCTCCTCCTCCACAACCTCCGTTAGAACCAACGGCAGATGCATTTGAGTAGCCACCACCACCACCACCGTTTGCTGTTATTGGAGTCCCACTAGCATCAAAAACAGAGTTTCCACCAGCAGTACCATTAGTATTGTCTGTTGCTGAACCTGCACCACCAGCACCAACAGTAATAGTATAAGAAGTTGCCGTGACTGTTCTAGACGCATTGTATTGGTAGCCACCACCACCACCACCACCACCGTGACCAGAACCTGGACCGCCACCACCTGCAATTACTAATACTTTTGCTGTTGCCATATTATGTTATTGAAGATTTAATGGTGTGCATATCTTTCAAACCCCATACAATATCTGATTCTTGATTCTTATTCTTTATATTTTTGAAGTTGTGCTTATATCGTGGCATACCTAAGAAGTCATATATACCATCAAGAGTGTTTTTAGGTTGTTCAACTAAGTCTTTGTAGGAAACATAATGGAATAAAGACTGGTCAGGATATGTTCGTGCAGTTTCGTATGCTACAAGTGGCATTTCAAGAACGCCGTTTTTTTGTAAAACAGCACCTCTACGTTGCTCTTTAAGAGAAAGATGTCGATATGTCTGACTGTTATTGTCCATATCAAATTGAAATATTCCATTTGTTTCACTCCGTTCCATCATTCCAATGAATGAGTTAACAATTTCTTCGACTGGTCTGTGCATCACAATGAATTTTGGCTTTGGCGTGATGTACTTTTTGATTGCTTCAATATTTCCGTCAAGTGTCCAAGTAAAACATTTGTCTATTACCACCTCACGATTAATGTGTGCATAATAAAGTTCTGGGAGTCTATTGACAATTGGACCAATACTTCTTTTTGTTGATTGAAGATGTTTGTTATCTTCAAGTTCGTTGAGGTTCGCCCAGATAAGACCACATAGAGCAGAAGCTCCCTCTGTATGAATAAGGGGATTTTGATAGAGAATAGAAGTAAGAAGTGTGCTTCCTGTTCGTGGTAGACCTGCTAAAAAGTAAAGTTTTTTCATACTATTTTTGTTTTATCAACGGGTTCCCACTTTGTTTCTGCTTCATTCCAATCGTAATATTCTTCTCCAACACTTTTTTTAACAGGGGCTTCCCATTCGTCATCTTCATTAAGAACAAAAGAATCAAAAGGTTTTGGGGCAATAAACTTTCCTTTTTCTGAGTGAAACTCATAACCAACTCCTGCTTGCTTACCAAGACCTTTAGTGTAGTGTTTTTCACATTCTATCCATTCACTAGAATCTCCAACAGCACCAGAATCAATAAAGTCCTGTTCTGCAACAATTACGTTGTCTACTACTCCGTTTGTAATGTGTGCAAAGTGTGACATATTAACAAGTTGCTATACACTTCCAAGTACTTCCTGAATATTGAAAGCCAACCCGAAGCATTGTGCTGATAACTGTTGTGGTTGGTAAAGCTACAGTAGTTGCTGCAAATGAAGCTCCCCATGTAATAGCCCTCGCTGTACCATCATCAGTAAATCTGAACATTATTAAATCTCCATCAACTGGCGTTCCTGATAAGTTGGTGGACATTGAAGTGATTGCTGTTCCAAGCCCGGTAAAGTTCATTACATCTACGTTATCAGTATTGGTTGTAGGTGTTGCTCCTGGCGCGTTTGTTGTCGTTACTCTCCTTGTGATGCGCTTGTTTGTGAGAGTATTTGTACTTGAAATTGATGGAATAACTACACCTTCTACAGCTATTACTCCTGCAGCACTTCTACTTACTGTAGTATCGCTTGCGTTACCAAGTTCGATGTTTCCTGTCGTGGTGATCGTAGCAAGAGTTGGAGAAGATGTATTTACAACAATGTTATTTCCTTCAATAGAAGCGACTCCAGCCGAAGCCCGTGCAATGGTAGTATCAGACGCTGCACCAAGTTCAATAGTTCCAGTCTCAAGGATACCTGAAGTTGTAAGAGAGAGTCTGTCTGTAGCTGTGTCAAAGGTGAGTGCGGTATCTCCTTCTATGGTTCCATCTCCTGTCCACACACCTACCTGATTGTTTACAGGTGTACCAACTTTAGTAACATCGCCACCTGCAATAGCTACTCCGTTGATCTTATATGTCTGTCCTGTTGGAATGTTCATTCCGTAAGTTGCCTCAAACGCAGAGTTTGTCTTGAGAGTCTGTGAGGATGGAGTGGCATTAAAAGTACCATATAACAATGCCCCAGCCTGATCCCCAGCCGTATTTGTACGATTTTGGTTATCTACGTAGAAAGCATTTGATCCTGTCTCATATCTCCCAGCATAAGCTCCAATAGCAACACTTCTATCCCCAGAGCCAGTACTTAATGCATACGAACCTATAGCAACGTTATCAACAGTTCCAGAAAGTGCGATACCAGCACCATGTCCAACCGCAGTATTATTATTACCACCTCCTTCAGAAGCTAGTGCGTGATGACCAATACCCACGTTTTCCGATCCAGAAGGTGACGGTATACTAGTAGTACCAAGATATACGTTCCCTCCCCCTCCAGAACCACCGAGAATTAGTGCTCCATTTACACTTGTTGGTGTGATTGCTCCAAGAGTTACTGTGAGTGCACCGTCTGAGTTTGAAGCAGAAACTCCGTTTGCAGTGGTTACTCGATTTACAAGTGTTCCTGTAGTAGCTGGAAGGGTCTGAACTGTTGCAGTTCCTGCTGCTGCTGTTGGTTGGATGGTTACATCCCCTGATGTGTTACCAAACATCTTTACCTTACCAATAGTTGTTGCGTTTACACCAAGGTTTACTTGTGACCCACCATCAGTTGTGATACCTGTAGAGACTTTTGTGTCTACAGTACCAGCACCAAGTACTACCGCGTTTGAAGTAAGGTTGCCTCCTGTGTTAGTTACAGTCCCAGAACCCCCCGCTGTAGATGCAATAGTTACTGTCCCCGCACTTCCAGTACCTCCTGTAGTTAGAGTAATATTTGTTCCTTCTATAAGTTGTACAGATCCTCCTGAAGCAGATAGAGTTACTGTGTGACTAGTTGCATCGGAAGTATTTGTTATTGTTTGATCTCCTGTATTTGTATTACTATTTGTTCCTGTTATATCAGAAGTTAGGGCCAGAGTTCCTGCTGTAAGTGGCAATGTTAAAACTCTATCAGCCGCAATAGCAGCACCTGTAATTGTGTATTTAAATGTATTTGCAGGATTTCTAACAGTTAATCCAGAACTGGAAACAAGTACTGAATTTAATCCAGTCATCGTCTTAACTCCAGTTATAGTATCTGTACTGTCTAAGAAAACAATATCTCCATCAGAAACAGAAGTATTAAACTGTGCCTTTGTACCAGTTAAAGTATTTGACGTTAAGTTTAATGTCTTGTTTGTAAGTGTATCTGTAGTATCAGTTCCTACAAGTGTCGTAGATGCAGTTGGCAGAGTCATTGTCGTCGTCCCTGCTACTGCTGCAGCATTAAGAATTGAAGAACCAGAAGTAGAACCAGCAAGAATAAGTTTTCCTACAGCACCTCCTATTGTTCCAAATGTCTTTGCACCTGTTACTGTCTGAACAGAAGCAAGTACCATATCTCCACCTCCTGCGGGTACTGTAAAGGCACCCTGTCCATTTAGGAATTTAGATGCATCGTTTGGTGGTGTTGGCACACCTCCTCCGACAGTAGATGTCATTGTTGCCACACTTCCTGCTGCAATAGGTGTAGAAAAAGTCTGAACGCCTGTAAAGGTATTCGCAGCATCAGTTCGTGCAATCGTTGCTGAAGTAGTTGGAAACGTCATCACTGTTGAGTCTGTCCCGGAAAGAGTAAGACTATTTGTAACTGCAAACGTCTTTGCATTGGTTAGTGTAAAAGTTCCTGTTGTTGTCGTGATAGTTAGTCCACGTACAGTCGTAGGCGTAATTGCTCCAAGGGTTAGTGTGATCGCAGGAGTTGTTGTAGAAGTAGCAACAACACCAGAAACACCATTGGCAGTTGTTACAGAAACGTCTGTCACCGTACCTGTACCAGCTCCAGGGGCATCAGTAAGAAGTCTGTGCGTAGTAGGGTCAGCCCAGAGCGTCACCGGGGTTACACCATCTACAGAACTTACTCCAAGGAGTGTGGATACGTGATTTTCGTCTCTATAAGCGTTTGTCATATTAAGTTGATTTTACGAGTAATCTATTAGTTGCTGAATCA